GGCACTTCTTTGGCATAACCCCATCTGAAGTAGTCGGCAAAGTTGCCAACGATAGCGCGGTCTTTAACGCCCGTGCCATAGCTGACCGTGCCGTTGACGTCGACCGGCAGACCGTTGATAGTGGACGGCGAAGCGCCCCACGCAAGCTCCGGGAAAAGAGACTCGTTAGAGGACGTGCCTTTTGTGAGGGACGCGAGGGCCGTTCTAAAGGCCGGCGCCATCGCCATGCCTGTGACGTCATGCTCTGCCGTCTCAACAAGCGAGATGGCGGTCGTAACGTCCACGTTAGCGTTAGCGGTCACGGTGACGGTCTGAGACACAACATCGTCAAAGTTCTTATCCGTAAGCTGTGTGGCCTCAGCCCCCGTGCGCGGGTTAATGCCATGGAAGGCCATAATATCGAGACCACGGGCGGCCTTACGGGCGAATCCCTCAGCGAACGTGGCGAGGATATTAAGGCGGGTTTCCTCGGAAGCATACATAAATTCGTCAGATACTCTCATGCCGTATTCGACCTTAAACGGGCGAATCTGCACAGGGGCGATAGCTCCGCCGCCGTTGCTCTTAGCGCCGTTTTCGCCAACAAGGTCAACTTCCTTGTCAAGCGAGAAGGTGAAAACATCGTTGCCGTTGAATGAGACCGGCATAGTGCCAGACAGACGCGCAAGCGAGGATTTGCCGCGCACGGTGTTAAACATTTCAGCAACGAGAGTAGCGGGGAAAAGTTCCCCTTTAGAAAGAACGTTAGCCATTTTTTAATTTCCTTTCGTTAGTCCGTTTAAAAGTGTTCTGTAAGCGGCGTTTTTAGCCGCTTCTTTGTTGTCAACCGTATACGGATCGGGTGTAAAAGCGGGAGCGCCCATGCCGCCGTGCATATACTTGCTCAACGTCTCGGCATCCGCTCTCATGGCCTTTTCATCTGCCCCGGTAATCCGCTCGGCAAGTTCAAACGGTAATTTATACTCGTTTGCGATCTTGATTTTAGTAAGGCTGTTTTCGGCCTTTGTTGCCTTGGCTGTCAGCTCTGACAGATTTGCATCATAGTCTTTGTACTTTTCGACAAGTGCGTCATAATCGGCCTTGGCCTTTTTAGCTTTACCCTCAAAATCCTCTTTGATGAGGTCGTCATACTTGCCCGCCTTTTCTTTGAGCGCGTCATAATCCGCGTATTTCCTGCGCTCTCTTTCTAAGCGCTCTTTAAAGGCTTCGTTGTATTCGTCCTCGGTTTCAAAAACTTTAAACGCCATAAATTACCTCCCCTGTTAACCGCCGGTGTGCGTAAATTTTGATATAACAAAAAAGGACTTGCGCGTCCGCTTGTCCTTTCATGCTCTAGTAACTAATTTTCTGTTTTCGCTTTGCTTTAACCCGTGTACACTGGTATAAAGCTAAAATAGCTGAGTCTAGCAAAGTCACATCCACGCCATCTTTTAACGACCTAAAGCCGTAGCCGCCCTGCGTGCCTATCGTCCTCTTTTCGACGTTTGTTACACTCTGGGCTAGTGACGGTTGGCCGGCGTGGCTTATCTGTTTATCTGCTAGTGCCTGTACAAACATGGCGTTTGCGCTGACAAATTCCGCCGTAGTCGCATAGATCGGTTTTTTTAACCCGACGTCTTTCATCTCCTCAGCTAACTCTTTTGCGCCGTTGCCGTCTATCGTTACGCTTGAATAGGTCGCCGCCCTCAAAAACGACAGAATCCATGAGTTGCCCGCGCTGATCGGGCGGCAGTCAATGGCCTCGACAAAGATTTTATTGTCCCAAGTGCGGCACGCAATCGACATGGAGACGTTAAGCCCGTCTCTACCGTACTTGATACCGACCGCCATTGGCCCTGCAAGGTCTGGCAACTTGTCAACCTTGCAATCGGCCCACTCTTGGGTGCTGATTACCGACTTAAGGCTATACTTAAACCAGTAGCCGAGCCTTTGAATGGTAAAATCTAATTTATCTTTTCTTAGCTCTTGCCTAACAACCCTCTCTTTGAGCTTTAACCCCATTGACGGATTAGTCTCATACCATAGGTCGACGTCATCTAACTCTTGCGGTTCTTCGTCTATGCCCCACTCAGCCCAACCACAATCTTCCGTCTCAGCGCCTAAAACCTCATCGCGCATATCGGTAAAGACCGTACCGGCGCTAACCATTGTCGGCGGTGTGCCGCATAAAATGGTCTGCGGATTGTCCGACGCGGATACGGTGTAAATTAGTGTTGATTCTTGCTCGACAGTGTACTCTTGCGCCTCATCAATGACTAACAGGTCATAGCCCTCACCGAGTCCGCCGCTGTCTGTACGCGTTCTAAAGCTGATAGAGCCGCCTGTCCGTAATAGGGTGATAGTCTCTAAGCCAAACTGTTTTGTGGCCTTGTAGGCGTTATCCGGGTGCGACACGCCCTTTTTATCGCGTCCCACCTCAACATATCCCGCCTCACTCAATATCTGGCAAAGACGCGTCCATGCGGTGTGCGAGGTCGTGGTCTTGTGCGCGGTGTGCAACATCTGCTCCCCGTTCTCAAGCCCCCATAATTCGCGGATCGCTAAGACCTCATTTTTGCCGTTTCGGCGCGGTAAGCTATAGCCGAATCTAAGATGCGTCCATAGCCCGTCGTCATTAACCGCCATTATGTCGGCGGTCAACAACTCTTGCCACTCCATCGCGGTGCGCGTCTTTGAGCGGTTGTAAATCTCTATCGCCTCAACGCCCTTTGTCTCTTTGTACGGCAGAATCAACGAGCGCGTCGGCGTCTGCCGTCCTATTCTCACCCTCTATAAATCTCCGTGTTGTATTTTAGTCTTTCAATCAGCTCCTCTGGCGTTGTCAATTCGACTTGCCTATTGACGTTAACCGCGCGGCTGTCTTGATGAAACGTAATTAAACACCGGCAACCCGTATGACGTCGCCACACATCGTCCCCTTTGCCGTAGACCTCGTAATAGTCGTAATCGCCCTGTAAGCCCTCGCACCATTTGCATGGTATTTCATAGCCCGTTTTGCGCCCTTTCGGCACGATCTTGGCGTGTGATGACGTGCGGCGCGACACTGTGACGTCAAAACCCGCGCTATACATCGCGTGGGCATTAGTAAAAATAAAGTCGTCTGCTACTTTCTCGCAAAAATTCAATAGCGGCTCATCGAGCCACGGCGCGGCTTCTTCCGCTTTCAGTCCGCTGACCTTATCAATCAACCCGTCGGCTCTGTCCGTCGCAAAGTCTGGGCGCACCGCACCAAGCCCGATGCCGTCCGCGCCATATAGCGCCTCTTGCACCTCGGCGGCGTAGTCAACTATCCTAACATGATTGCGCTCTAGTGCCGGTTTTATCGTCCTGTTAGCTATGTTGTAGTATAGTGTGCCGTCTGGCAACGCTGACGGCCCTAAAACGGACTTTAGAGCGTCCCTTAAGCATTTACCCGTCTCCAGTGCGTAATCGTGTATATGGGCTTGTGTAGCCGCCCCAGATGACATCTTAATCAAAAGGGAGTCGATGCGCTTATTGTTTTGATAGCGACGGTTAAATGCTCGTTCTATTTGCTCTAATAATTCTGGCGCTACATCCATTTAGAACCCCACTAACTCAGTTAAGGTCTCACGCGTGATCGCGTCTGGGAAAGCCACCTGCAATTTGCTAAGACCGTCACCGATAGCACCGAGCATAGACGCATCCGGCTCAAAGAGCGGACGCCAGACAGGCACGGTCTCGTAAAGCTGATAACGTAAATACGGTTGACGGTCACGCACCGACGCGGCGACTAATCCCGCATTGAGGAAAGCCGCCCCAAAGGACACCTGCGCGCGTCTTGCGGTAAGTCTCAAATTTTCGTGTGCGGCCTTGATCGCCTCCGCACTTGACGGGTTCGCCGTTGCAAAACCTAAGTCGTCAAGTGTTAAGCCCGTTTCACCGGCAAAGAGCGACGCAAACATTTTTAATTGGTCAATATGCGGCGTCATGCTCTGTTGAGCGAACTGACCTAGTTTAACGTGGTCTGTGCCATCCTCGCTTATCTCAAATGACAAGAGGCTCGACATGGTAGCCTTCCACTTGTCCAGTTTGTCATGGTCTTGGTCTAAGCCTGTGACGTACCTTTGCGGGAATGAGAAAAACTCCGCGCTTACCTCAGACCGCTTTAACGTTCTCAGCGCGGCACTGGTATAAGCCATACAAGCGCGGCTTATCCTCGAATGACCAAACGGCCTTTTTGCGTCTGGTCGGAAAATGACCGGCACTAAAAGCGGATAGCGCGCGGGGTTCGGGATCTCCTGCACCAACTGACCATCGCTGTAAATCGCTGTGCTATCAGCCGTAAAATAAGCCTCCGTTAACGGGTTACCGCTTTCGTCCCGCTCTAAGACCGCATAGCCCTCCTTGAGAAGTCCCGTGGTCGGGTCTATGTCCCCCGTAGCGTTGCCGCCGTCGATGACCTGCAAGCGCGGGTAGTTGTCGACCTCTGAAATGTAGATAAACGAGCAGGACGCAATCAACGCCCCGTTAATGGCGGAATAGGCAAGCACGTCGGGATTGTTGAGCTTAAATATCTGGTCAACTCTAAAAAAGTCCGTATCAGACCTAAAACCGACAAATTGCAATCTATCCGCCAGACTGTCGACCGCTTTAGCGTTCCACCCTAACGCGGAGTTAAGCCACATCAAGTTAGGCGGCGTGCTAATGCCGAGATCGCGCGCGTAGTTTTTCATTTCGTAGAACTTGTAGCGCACGTCTACCCTATAACGCTTGTATTCCAATTTTCGCTTTAAACTGTCAAGGCTCATGCTATACCAATCCTATATGATCTCCGAAATATTTGTTGAGTAACGGCGGGAATCTCTGGGCGAGGCCGTGGCGGGGTGGTATCCCCCCTATCACAACCAGTGACCGCACTTAGTCATTGTGTTTTTTGGTTATTTACGAGGCCGTACCCCGTACCCCCTCTATTAACTCTTTTTTATTGTTTCCTCTTGACCGCTAACCCTTGTAGGCCGTCCAGTCCATCGACTGAGGTAACACCCGGTTGCTGATCACGTCTTTGTGTTGCTCAACTGGTTTGCTGTCTACGATCTTGTCCCACTTCTGACGGTTGCAGGTGAAGTGTGCTAATTGTAAGTTGTCTATACTCGACGGATGACCCCCGCGTGCCACGGGGATAATGTGATCGACCGTGGGGCTTAACGGGTGTGGATATTTTAAAGTCTTGTCTACCGGCTGACCGCATATGGCGCAGGTGTCTTGGGTAAGTAATATCTTTCGCTTGTTTTTCTCATACGCGACACGGTGCGCGCCTATCTGGTCGGGTCTTAGCTTTCGCGGCGTTGCCATTTGTTGTATACCCTTATCTCTATCTATGTATCATCTAACACTCGTCCTTTAGGCGGCAGGGTGAAGGACTAGCCCCTGCCGCCCATTAAAAAGGAGCAAATAAATGATGGATGACAAAGCAAATGCCGCGTGACGGGGTGAGCATCACACGGCATGAGCGAAAGAGGTTTGGCTTATCTATTAAGCCGACTATAGTATATCACAACACATTAACTGCATTTTTTGACAAAATAAGAGCGGCTATTCTTTGCCGCTCTCTTTTCCTGTATCCGCTTTAACAACCCTATCTAACAGTGACAGAACCCACGCCGGCGCTTCACGCGTCCCGGCTTCGTAGTTTTCCATCGTCCTTAGTGGGATGCCGTACATGCGGCAGAACGCCGCACGGCTTAACCCTGTTAGTTCTCTAATCTCTTTTGCTGTCATCTGTTCCCCTTCCGACGGTCTGACCACCTACCGACAGGGCCTATAGTTATTATTTTACAATCTTGACGTCCTTATGATCATACATTAGGAACGGGCTTTCGCGAACAACAATACCGTACCAATCATAGCCATTTTTCTGTGCGATTTCGCGAGAGCTTAGAAACCCATTCCACCCGCCGCAAACCCTTATCACTGTGTATTCAACGCCGTCTTTATTTACTACCTTGTCGCCCTTCACTAATGCCTCCGCCTGTTTCTTTGTCATCTTATCCCCTTTCTGCCGGTATTAGCCGACC